ACTGCTATTGCTAACCCATGTAAATACTCACCGTGGTATTTCATGTGGTTATGCGTAAACTCCTTACGTACCCAACACTTAAAGTGTGGGATATTTGAAATTAGGTAGCTCAAGTTGTTTCTCCTGTTCTACCTTCCCCTGATCGTTGTTGTCTAACTTTTGTAATATTAAATTTAGTGCTGTCTCTATAGTTTCCATTCTTTTGTTCAAGGAATCTATTTCTTTGTTGTTTACACCACCAAGTTTAATAATTTTTTGAGTGGCTCTCAAATCATACGTTGCCATTTGTTTTCCTTTGTTTAAATTGAGGGAGAAGAATAACCCCTCCCTCAAAGTTATTTAGTATTAACTTGCAGTGTCGTGCTGTGCAGCAGTATTTCTGTCATTTTCATCAATTCCAGAAATATCACACAATACGGCCCATACTCTAATTTTACCAGTGGCTGAACTTGCACCCTCTAATTTTACATCAAGAGTGTCTGCAGTTCCTCCTATAACACGCATAGCTGTTGAATCTATGGTGTCAAATTGAGCATAACCTGTTGATGTAGCATCGTGTGCATCCACAAAAAGGTCTACATTGTCTCCTGTGCCAACATCAAGTGTCGATGAACTTGCAAGAGCAGTTAAAACTTCTACTCCCCCTGCCATAAGCAAAGTTTCTGCAGGTATGTCAATACACTGTAAAACATCGTTTTGATCTGGCCCAGTATCACTTCTAACTTGAGCTAAATCAATAGTGTTTTCAACTAAATATGGTATCCTCCCATTGGAAGGATGTCCAGCGGTGCCACCAGCACCTGTTACATTTAATGTACCCATTTTTTATTCCTTTCCAATTTAAGATTAAGCTGCGTTTGTAAAAACGCCACTGAACACGCCTTTAAAGCCTGTGTCAGATTCGGCCCTAAGAACTTTTCTACCATAAACGTGTAGTCCTCTTACGATGTCAGAGAAACTATCTGGGTCTCTTATTACTTCAGTCTTTGCAATATGAGATGCAGTAGCAACGCCAGACATATGTCCGTATAGGAAAACGCACTGGTTAGATGTGCTAGAACCAAAAGTTTGTGTGGCAGCTGATCCAGCTGAACCGTTCACAATTGCGTTAGTTGTGTACAAATCAAAACCCATAAGTTTTTTATCTGTAACTCTTCCGTTCATCAATGGAGATTCTCCACCACCAGTTACACTCATGTCCATGATTTTGGACGCTGCTGTACGCAGTATTTGATATGTAAGAGGTGAAGAAACAAACCAACGGTTTTCTTCTGGTACATCGTTCTCATCTAAAACTCTTGCTGCTTTACTTATTAAATCAACTAATTCATCACCAGTGTTGGTGCTTGCAATAGATGATGCATGAGTTCCAGTAGTAGAGTCAGTAGCTGCGTTATCATAGATGTACTTTAACACGCTATAGTCATAGTTCTTCTTTAATGCATAAGCACCTGAAGAGGTTGCTAGTGCTTCAAAGTTGACATGTGACTGTCTTTCTTCAATATCATCTACCTTAAATGCAAAGTAACTACCTTGATCAATAATCAATTGAATTTGATTATCGGTTAGGTTCTCTGTATTTACAGTTTGACCTCTAGCATAGTCTTTGACTGTGATAGTTGGTTCTTTGATGATGTTTACCGTATCGCCAAAATTCTCGATCTCCCCAGTGTAGTCAGTATTAGTAATAGCTTCTACGACTGATGCCCTACGGAAATACTTGAGAACTTTTTGACTGTATATCGCTGGTGCCCAGTTACCAACCGGTAAGTTTTGGTATCCGGCAGCGGATGACATAGTAGCCATGATTTATCCTCCTTTATTAGCTAGTTAATCATTTACAACTTGACCAGATTTTACGGCCTGATCAATCTCCGCTTCATACTTCTCAAACTCCCATGGCTTGAGTTTCTGAATGTCAGACATCTTCCAAACCCTTCCAGTCTTACCAGTAGTGTTTATCTGCTTTGCAGCAGTTTTAGTCACGGCTCTGGCAGCCTGTTTAGATTTATCAGAAGTCGGTTTCCTATTCATACCCATGTCCGCTTTATACAAATCAACAGTCCTACTTGCCCAAACAGGATCGGTATTGTTCTTTGTGATACCCTCAGAAATGCTTTTGGGCTGTTGTTCTAACCATCCTAAAAACTCAGGTGATTTCTTGATCTCATCGAAATCTGGATGATTGTTCAGAAGCTGTTTGTAGGCTGATTGCACTTTGAGTTTCTTTTCTTTCTCACTCAATCTACCTATTTCAGCTTGAAGGTCTTCAACTTGTTTCGCTGCCATATTGTGAGATATGGTCTCTACAACTTGGTATACATCTGGATACTGATCCCTAAACTTATTAAGTTCTTCCGGTGTCTTTGGTGGAGCATACTTAGGTTGTGTTTTTTCAGCAGCTTTACTTTGTGCTTCTAAGACTTCCTTTTCTTGCTTCCATTCAGACAGCTTCTGATCGTAATACTTTTTAAGGTCATCGTATCTTTTCTTATACTTACCTTCGTCTTCCTGAACTGGTTCCTCTTTACTTTCAGGTTGGGTGGAATCTATAAAACCTTCTACCTCTGGAGTGGCTTCCATCGTGGCCTTGATGTCAGTGTCCTCAGTTTCTGTTTCTTCTTCCTCAGCAGTAGTTACTCTGTCCTTTCCCTTGTACATATCTTGACGAGGGTCTGTACTTAGTGCTTCTGCTTTATTGCGTACATTAGTCTTTCTTTTTGCCATTTTACTATTCCTTTCTCAGTGCCTCTTACGAGGGTGGCTGTTTACGGGTTTATAAAAATCCAGTGCCGAGGCAAATCGGGTGGCTGGAACTTTTAGTTATCATCAACTAAAACTTTTTAAGTCATCCTACCTGTAGGTGACTGAACTCTTTCGGGTTGTGGATTGCCTTCTGCTAACTGTTCTTCTTGTATAGCTCTTTCTGTTTCGGCTTTCCCCCTATTGTTTATCTTTTCTAACTTATCTATACCTATGATTTTTGCTATGTTTGGTCTTATATATACTTCTCTGTTAGATAGAAGAACAGGTGTTTTACTCACCTGATCTGATTTTTTCAATGTTCCTTGATTTATTAATCTTTCTTCTTGTTCTTCAGCTTTCTTTATCATCTGTTCAATGTCTGTCAATCCTGCAAACTCTACAGCAGCTGCGTTGATTACGAATGACCCTTCTGGTAAATCCATCGGTACATCATCTGCTATACCTGTGTTACTCTTTCCGGGGACATCAATCATTCCATTCTTCTGTGGATCACCATCTGTGTTTACCATGTCTTCTTGTGGCATTGCAGGCACTTCTAATCCTCTTGCTGCCTCTACTACAGGCTGTTGAGCAGGCTGTGGTGCAGGTGCTGGTGTGGGCGGTGGTGTGGGTGGTGGTGCTTCTCTCTTTACTTCTTTTGGTGGTATGTCTGTTCTTTCAGGAATTATCTTCTCTTTACTACCAAATAATTTAGACATAACTTCTTCTTTATTTTCTGAATTATATAAATTACCATATTCTTCTACAGTTATTTGCTCTTCTAGAGGCACTTGATCCTCTGGCATTACTCTTTCACCCTCTGGAAAATCACCTGTTCTACCTTTATAATCTAAAGCCATAAATTCTTCTACAGCAGGTGCTAATTGCTCTAATCTGTTTAATTCTTCAGGTGTAAGATTTTTTTCATAATCCTCTCGTAATCTTAATGCTTCTACATGAGGATCACCTCTACCTATAAATTCATGATCTAGTTGTTCCATAGATAAACCTGATGGCTGTTGCACAGGTTGTTCTACAGGTATCTCACCGTTTGCTATCATATTTTCATTTGCTATAGCCATTCACCACTTTCCATCATGTTTGCTAGTATGTTTGCTCTTGTCTTCACTTGACTTGCCCATTTGCTATCCAGCATTTCTTTTTTAGCTCTTTTAAAATCACCTTCTATCACAGAACCAAAAAAGTTAGGCCATTCTCTTTGATTAAATCTAGATACGCCCATGTTGAACACCATATCTATAATTACAGTCTTTCTCACTTCGTTTAGGTCTTTCATAAAAGTCCAGTGATCTACTTCTTTCAACACTCTGTCTACGTCATTAGACAACAACATCTTTGCTTCTTCTTCTGTAATACCTAGTCCATCTCCTGCAATGTTTCTACCTACACCAATGGTAGGATGCCCTACAAGTGTATCTCCAGCTCTTATTTCGCTGCCGTTTGCATCATCGTACACTTTCAATCGCATACCTTCGTGCAATACTAACTTGTCTATTAATTTTTCTCTTGTCTCTTCATTTATCATTTTTTAAATTGTCCTATTGATTTTAAACCAAAACTAGCACCGATACTTGCAAGAATACCCCAGCTCAACCAATCAGGGCAATCTTCTCTCAAAAATCTAAACCCATCAGATAGATATGGCTGTGCAGCAGGAATGAAGCACGCTACTATGATAGAGATGAAACAAATTGTCCAGAGCTCGTCTTTCCAGCTATCTGCAGAAGCATCCATTGCTTTCTCTTCCCAGTTCGCATCACTCTGCACTCTTTTTACCTGTGCTTCTATCTTTGCTACTTCTAGCTTTTGTTTTATCTCTGCTTTCTTCTGCCTACCCTTCAACCATGTTCCTGCTAGGTTTGCTATCGGGCTTAAAAATTGTAACATGTTTACTCCTATGAAAATTGTCTATTTGCAAATCTTTGCACTGCTATCTCATACTCTTCTTGTGAATTAAAGTATTTTCTTTCTCCTGCTATTGGGTCGTACACAGAAGGATTGCCTACAAATGCTCCAGAAGACAACCACCTTTCTATCATTTCAGCACCACTTTGAGAACCGTTTTTGTACGGGCTCACATCTATTCTAGATAAATATTGCCAGTTAGATTGTCCTTGTGGAAATTTTTTAGGGTCTAAGGATACACCAAATTCTTTCATATAGTTATTTACAAATTTAACTGTTTGATCTGTGTGTTGTTTAGCCTGTGATGGATTAAAACCGTTATAACTCCAAGTCATACTGTGAGCTAACTGTCCTGTCTCTTGATCGTACTTAATTTCAGAACCACCCATACCCGGTTTTGGTTTACCTTTTCCAAATCTAAAGAAAGATTGTGCTACACTTGCTGCTGTTAAAGCCAAAGCTACACCTACGTTTCCTGAAAGTGTTGCATACGTAATCCCTGCACTTAATCCTGCCTGTATATAATCTTTTTCTTTAAACGCTTCATAAGCATTATAAGCTGAGATTGCTGCTCCTCCATATTTTGCAACTCCTGCCAAAGTACCTTTTCCTATATTAGCACTGCTTTGCACTGCAGAAGTTTGTCCTTGTGCTACAGCACTTGTTGGAGCATATGTAGTTGCCCCTGTTGCAGCATCAGTTGCTAATTTACCAGTATAATCTACAAATTGTTTTCCAGTTACTGGGTCTATTTTAATTATAGCTTCTGGAACTCCTAAACCACCACCGGTCATAGTTTGATAGTAAGATTGTGGATTTCTTATAAAAGCAGAACCTTGAAAACCACCAGTTAAACCTAATTTATCAAGAGCATATTTACCACCTTTAAATATTCCCTTAGCTATTTCTGGCACAGCTACTTCATCAGTAGCAACATTGTATGAAAGTTCTTTTGCAAACCTTCTGTAATCTGCAGCAGTAAAATCAAAAGGATTATCAACAGATGATTTTTCAAGTTGTTCTATATCTTCTCTCAATGCCATTCTATTGCTGTAATCAGGAGAGACATTACCAGATAAATTCACAGAGGCTCTGGGCACCGTGTTTGTATCAACTGCCAAACTAGTAACTTTAGGTGTGTCTAAATTAATGTCTGGCTCAGAAACAAATAATTCTCCTGCACCTCCTCTTCTAGCAATAGCATCTCTAACTTCTTGTTCTCTTTTTCTTCTTTCTTTTACAGAGGTAGGGTCTTGAAAAGTAGATATTATATTAGATAAATCTTGAGAAGCAAACTGATCAACATTACCTCTCACAGAAATAGGAGGAGCAGCCGGCACTGTTTCCTGAACTTTAGTTACCCTGTAAGCAGGGTCTAAATCTTTTTCAGTTAAAAATGCAGACTGTTCTCCTAAACTCGTGTCTAAAAAACTTTCATCTACCTCTGGATACGCCATTATTTTTTCTTATCTTCCTTTTTCATCTGTTCGTAATTATTCTTCAAATTGAGGAGCATTGCCAGCAAACTGGCCTTCCCCTGCAGTCGGTACAGCTCCAGTTCCGATTGTGCCGTTACCAGCCCCTGTAAGGTCTGAAGGTTGAGCCCCTGAAGGAGCTTCTGTAGGGCCTCCCATACCGGGGGGTTGTTGACCACTGGGGAGAGCTGCTTCAGCACCTCCTGATTGTTGTTGTTCTGTTGGTTGTTGGGCATTTTGCATTCCTTTCAGCATTTCTGCGTATATTTGAGCTTGGTTGATATCATTGACTAAACTGTCCGGATCAATATCTTGTGAGATAGCTAGTTCTTTTATAAGATTAGGAATCTTAATGAACGGGGCTAACATTGGGTTTACCACTGTCTGTAGTAACATTGTCAGTCTTTGTGAACGTACTTCTTTTTGCATTACAGAAGACACACCTTTTGGTTTGATCTCTAAGTCTCCTACAATGTCAGGCTGTTCATCGTTAAACTGCATGTTCCATTGAAATAGTGATTCTCCCAACGGTTTCAAAAGATGATCATCCATGTTTTTAATCACCGTTTTTATGGATAAGCCAGCCGAACCTAACAACATTGATAGGCCAGCTGCTGTTCTGCCTGTGCCACTAACGCCTGTCTGCCCATGCATAATACTGGGAATCCCAGTCTCTTCATCAGCCAACTGTCTAGCTTTATCATACATCTGTATGTTCTCACCAGCGGTATTAGGGAACTTAATACCATTTACTGCTGTTCCTGTAACGCCAGACTGTCTTCTGAATATCTTACCCGGAAATATATCGTAATTCTGTCCGGGAACTAATGATGTTTCATCTATATCAAATACTAAATTACCTGCAAGTGTCAAGTTATCAATAGCCATTCTTACATGACCATTCATTAACATCTGTGCATCTTCCATGTTTTCTGGTACTCCAATGCCCCACACTTGATAAGGGCTTATTTCGTATGGAAATACCTGATATGGTATTCTGTGAGGTGTAAATGGGTTGATTACAGCACGTAATACCTGATTACCACATATCCATGCATTTATCTGTACTTTACCCAGTGGGTCTACATCGCCTACATCTTTTCCTATCTGTTGAAGAAAAGATACGTCTACAGCACCCCAATACTCTAATACTTCATATCTTTCGTTTGCAGCTCTTGATAGATACTCATCATCTCTAATTAAACTCTCGAAATACTTATCTACGTAGTTTCCACCACCTGTCAACACAGTTCTAATAGCATCAGGGTCGAACATCGGCATGTCCATAAGACCACGAAGCTGTTCTCTGTTCATCCTGTGTCTTTGTATTACATAATCTGCATCGTGTATATTCGTTGCTATAGGGTCTGGGTATAAATCCCAGCAAGATACAGATTCTATTCTTGGTACATCTCTGTAATACGGTGAGTATACTCTCTCACCATTTTCATTTTTTTGCCATTTATGCACTGTTTTTGTATGTGTAAAGGGGCCTTTTACGATACCTGTACCTAATAATACAGACTCAAATATAGAGTTTCGTAACGTAGTTACAGCGTTGGACTCTGTCAATTGATCGTGTATGACCTTTTCCATACGCATTGCAGCTTCCTGTGCAGGAGTTATTTGTGGTTCTCCCATCAAAGCAGGCCCTTCTGCTATCGGTGCACCTTCATATTTGTCTTTCAGACCGCCTAGATAGTCTGATTCCATGGCTTGAGTAGCTCCGGGTGGCATTTCTCTGCCATCTCCTTCAAACCCATAGGGACTTTTCATTTCATCTATTGGTGTTTTCAAATGTGCAAACTCAGTTATACCTTCAGGTACAGGTGTAGATTCCACAGTGAGTGGAAACTTCTTGTTTGCAAATAAGATATCTACTATCTGCCCGTAGGCAGCCAACACTTTAGTTTTGGTTATTTTTATGAATACTTTAGACTTTTCAGTGTCTGTATACTGTGTACTAGAGTCGTATACACCTCTGAAGTTCTTATAAGCCTTCAGCCAGCGTTCTTCATGAACTAATCTACCGTTTTCTGCCTCTCGCTGATAACCATTGATTAAACCTACAAGTCCCGGAGCTTGACCTTCATCAAGTTCTGTAGATACGTCTACAGGATCACTCATCTATTAGCCCTCTGTGCCTTGATAGCCTTGCTTTTGTGTCTGCCCCATGATGTATCCTGCATCGCCCATATGTCTGTTTCCAGCTGGCTTTGGGGTTGCCACATTGTAGGAATCTAGGTTAGTTGTACCTAACAAGTTCTGATCTAAGCCTTCTCTGTATAGAGAACCTTCGTTAGCCTCGTTCATTTCGCCTTGTTTGGACATTTGACCCATGATATATCCTGCATCGTAAGTTCCTTTTGGCATGTTTACCTCCTTTTTTGGTTGTTAAAAATTAAAATAATATTTCATTTAGTTGTCTATCTAAATCACTCGTAGGGTTTTTATCGCCTATAATTCTATTTTTTTCAGGTTTTTTACTATCTTCTTGAATAGCTTTTTCCATATCATATAAATCTAAAGCTGCTGCAGTTCTTTTTTCTTCTTCTTGTCTTTTTAAAAAGTCCTGATATTCGGGTGTTTGTTTAAATTCTTCTCGTGCTTTATCTTGAAGTGTCATGCCTAAATCTACTGCAGCCTCTTGAGTCGAACCGGGTAAGATAATATTTTTAGCAAATTTTGGTATTTTAGTAATACCTTTACCAAGTAATGCTATTCCTACCTTTCCTGCTTTTTTTAATGTTTCTGGGTCTGTCACGTACTCTAAAAAATCAGGTCTAGCAGCTTCTACCATAGCACCATAACTTGTTACTTTTGAAGTATCTATATCATCAGCTCTAAACTCTTGTCCTTCAGGTTTCATACTATCGTATCTATCAAAAAAATCTTTTGCAGTCATATCTTGAACGTCTGCTTCTGTCAAATTATTATCTGTCATTATTTCTTTTATTAAAGGACTTTCTGTATTTAACTTTCCCTTTACTTTAGTTTTTATTTTTTTAGGGCCGGGTTTATCAGGACTATAAAACTTTTCAGCTTCTTCGTAAGATTCTCCCGTTTTTTCCATACGAGCTCTTATGTCTTTATCTTTTTGATCTCTTAATTTTCTTAAATTTGCTAGACCTTCTTCGTTTGTAATTGCAGTTGAAATATCAGCACCTTGTGCAACATTTCTTTTAATAGTGTTGTTCTTTTTTTTGTCTTCTGGTGACTCTCCTTTAGCAATTGCTTTTTTATTTGTATCTTGAGAATATATAAAATCTAAATTTTTAAGTGTATCAGTATTAAGTCCCAAACGAGAAGCAAGTGTTTTAACAGAAAGTTCACCCTTTGCATTAGCAGCACCTAAAGTTTCAGCTAAAAATCTTTCAAAACTATAAAATACATTGTCAACAACCAGCTTACCTTTTTGTTTTTGTACTTTAGCGTAATGTTCTTCCATTACGGTTCCAATTCCTTTTTCTAGTGCATCTACTGTTTCGTGACCTAATAACTCATCTGCTGCTTTTCTATATTTTATCTTTAATGTTTCATCATCTAGCTGATCTGCCATTTCATTTATGACTGTAGAAGCAAAAACTCTTCTTAAATCTGTATATCCTGATAATGGTCTACCTAGCATTAAAGCAATTTCATTTTCAATTCCTGAAAAAACTACATTCTTTAAATTAGTTTCCATTTGTGATCTAGTTAATGTAGGAAATATATCTCCTGAATCCGGGTCTAACTCACTCATAAAATCTAATACAGAAGACAATAAAGGCCCTGTTTTTACGGTTGGCGGTAAATATTTTCTTCCAGCTTCTTTTTTAATACCAGTTATATCTGTAGGACTGGTTATTTTTTTACTTGCAGAATCGTAAAAAGGATCGTACTCGGTAGGGCCTCCCTCCATAGCTAACTCAGCAGTTTTTGCCATGTCTATAAGTGCTTCTAACCTCTGTCCAAACAACGCTGTAATTGTGGCTATTTTTACTTCTGTATTCTTAATACCTGCCACGTTTGTCAATATGGCATTTAAAACTTTTTTTGCATCTACATCACCTCTAAAAATTCTAGTGCCAGCAGTGCTAGATTTTGGACGTATATATAATTTACCTTGTTTAAATTGTTTATCTATAACATTTTTAGTAGGATTCCATGCATTCATATTTATTGGAGATTTTATATCTGAGGCCTTCTCTTCAAACACAGAAATAGGTAAATCTAAATAATTATTTTTGTATTTTGGATCATCTGCAAATTCTTTTTTAATTTCACTTATAATTTTATTAGTGCTTCTTACTAATCCTGAAGCACCCACAGTAGTCCCTTTACCTAAACCTTTTGCTTTTGATGCTCCTTGTGAACTTTGAAAATTATCTAAAAAGGTAATAATCTCGTCAGCTATATCTGGAAATCTTGTTTCATAAAATTCTTTTTTAAACCTTCCAGTTTTGTCATCGACTACTTTAAACAATGCACCTTCAGAGTATAAACGAGCTATAATTCCATCTTTAATCGTAGCTGTGCCATTAGCAAATTTATCACTAAGTTCTTGCACAGAAGGAACCTTACCATTTACTGTAAGATTTTTTAATATATATTCAAAATCTTTTTTAAGAGGTTCAAATTTTTTTCTTTTCAATACCATCTATTAATACCCAAATATCTGATCTTGTGGTTCATATTGTTGTGTCTGCTTCATCATCCTATGCGGAGAATGCACATTCATCAGAGTTCTACTCATTACCATATACCTCAACGCATCATAAGCATGATCTTCAGCTTTCGTATCCACATCTTCAGGGTTAGTTTTAGATATAGGTAGTGTAGGTAGAGTCCTGATTGTATTGTTGCACGTAGAAAAAAAACGAAGCCTAGGAGTACCATGGTCATCACAGGCTAATCTCCTGTGGACTTCTATCTTCCCTGCAATTCTGTTCCTGTCCGCTGGTGTCCATCGTGCTCCTCTTCGTATCATAGTCTCGGCAATAGAAGGCCCCAAACCTGTTCTGTTCCAACAGGAAGAATCCAGCGTTGTCTGCTGCATTGGTGGGTCTTCTCTTTCCATTTGTACTATCAAATCTCCTAACCTTTCTCCTGTGAACCCTTTTACATAGAGTTCTCTATAAATCCATATGTTATTGTCCCAATCTATAGCTCCCCAGAGTATACATGAGGGTGAAGAATACCCATAATCGCCTGATCGTATCCTAGTCCAGCCAGATGGTACATCAAACGGCTCTACAACGTGTGTTTCACGGCTAAATTCAGTAAAAGCAGAGCCATCTGCTACGTCCCAGTCACCTTCTAACAACCTTTTTCTCTCTATTTCAGGCAAAGACATCAACATTGCTTCATATTGACCGTCTTCAAACAAATATGGGTTGTCTGTCAACCTTGCAGGCACGAATTTGCGTAAAAATAACGGCTGATCGGCCTTTGGGTGGTTCACTGGGTACTTTAAAACCTTACCAGTGTCAAAATCCTTAGCCCAGAAGGGGTCATTTGGTGGATTTGGGTCGATATACATCTTTTTTACCCACCAACCACCGGTTCCTCCGGGGTTTGCTGTACATCTCATGTACATTCCTAAGTCTTTATCCGTTGTTCTCAGTCGAGAACGTAAGTAATTCCACACATACGGTGTGGGATATTGTGTAATTTCGTCTATTCCTATCCAATTGAACGCTTGTCCTTGGTATCTAGTCACGTCTCGGTCATCATCTACGTATGAAAACCATATTCTAGCACCTGATGGGAACTGCCAGATGGACTTTGCCTCCTTAAATACAGCTCCGGGGAACGCTTTTGGATAGAGTTGCTTGCTTTTGTCTATCAATTCGGTCAATTCTGCCAGTGTTCTTCTTAACAGCAAGCCCCTATGGTTGGGATTTGATGCATCTCGCAGCACATCTGCTAATAATGCATAGGATTTTCCCCCTCCTGCTGCTCCTCCGTATAAGACATCTCTTTCAGGTGACTCAAGGAACATAGTCTGTGGGCCTTCGTTAGCCCTGAATACTACGTCATGGTGCTGTAAATGCTCACGTACAGCTTGAGGCACCTTCTTCAAGTCCTCATCTGTGATCACACTGACGGACTTCTGTCTTCCCTTCAGAGCATTGTCCACCTTGACAGCAGCTTCTTGAGCTTCTTTGGCTGAACGCCTCGCTTTCTTAGCCTGTTTCGTCAGTCTTTCAGCTCTTCGCTTCTTTTCAGATAGCTGTCTCTGAGTAGCCAATCTGGCCTTCATCTTCATAGACCAGTTATATCTCGTCTTTGGTTCTCCCTCTTTCTTGGGAGGTCTACCTCTTTTTGGTTTCTGTTCTTCTGTCATCTATCTAAGTGTACACCTATTTTCATTCGCTTTGTCAGACCGGGGTTTGATATCTTCCTACCCGATGCTGTACTTAGCCATCTCGCAGCTTTTGCAGGCCCACAGCTGTTTGCGAATGTAAACGCCTTTTCTAACAATTCCAACTCTTTCTCTATAGGAATATATTCTTTTCCATCCTCTGATAGTTCATATCCAAATGGGATGGTTGATGTTGTTCTTCTCAATTACTCACCGTACATGTTAATTGTTCAGGGCACATACCCTCATAGGTAACAATAGTAAAACTGTCCTGATTAGGAAATCTATATCTACACTGCATACCCTTCATGCCGCTGCTGTTGTCTAGGTAAGGTCTAAACTGTGAAAGTTTACAGCTTATATATCTTTCGTGTTTAGGAAACCTTTTGTTAAACATACTAGCATGTGCTTGGTCGTATCCTTCATTTATACAGATGGCGTAGCCCGTTTGAAACTCACCACAGAGTTCGTGTGCTTTTACTTTACTAGCTACTGCTGTGGCAATCCATATCATCATAGCTGCTGCCAGTAATGCTACCACTGCTATAGAAGATATCTCTATCATCCTTCTCTGTCTTTCTTGCTGTTTATAAATCATTTCTTTTCTTTGTTTTCTGATTCTTGCTTGCATTTGCAAAAGTTCATTCCATGCATTCGGCCCATGTGCAAAGTTAATGAACGTCCTAAGTTCATTCTCCATCGCTTGAGCCTTTTTCTTAGCTGCGAAAGCATTTAACGCCTCCTCTTCAATAGACGCACCCGCAAATATCTTTTTAAATAGCGGAGGCTTTTGCGACATCTTTTGAGCTTGGTTGATATCGGAGCAAGCACCCATCCATCTACCCATATCTCCATACATGCTCTCCACGTCACGACCCACTTCGAAGCCTTTCTTAATGACGTTAAAAGCTGCAGTTGCTGTAGCCAGTGCCGTAACTGGATCAACCATGTATATATCTTCTCCCTTCCTCTGTTAAGCATTCTTCTTCCTATTTCTTTTTAAACTTTCTTTTGCTCTTTTAGCTATGGCTACTACCTCTGTCTTACCCATAACTTTTGCTCTCTGTTCCATAACTGTTAATATCTGTATCTTTCTAGCGTATGGTTTATTTATTCTTCTTACCTTGGCAACAGTTGCTCTAGCGTCAGCAGGTGTTGCAAATTTTATACTGACTGTATCTTTTGGATTCTCATCTGTATACAGCCTACGATCACTGCCCTTTGGTTTTTTTCCTGTCCCTTTCTTTGGGTCTCTTTTCTTTCTTGATGATTTCTTTGGCATGTTTTTTTCTTCTCTCTTCTTGTATCTTTTGCAGTTCTTCTACTGTATAGTATTTTCTAGTCACGAAATCCAGTACCAAACAGGCTATGCTCATGTTTAATAATTATAGGTGATCTTACCACCTAGTTTTTTCTTTTTTCTTTTTTTCTTTATTTTCTCTATTGCACCGCCCAGTGCCTTTTTATCTCCTGACTTATCTCCTGTATCTACAGTTCGTAGTCCTATCTGTTTTCTTATTAGTTTTAAATCTTCAGGGTCTTTTGGGTCTAGCACTCTAAGATTACCGTCCATGTCCCTGACTATTATTTCAGGTGGTTTATATTTATCATCTGCCATAATTAATCCTCCACGTTTACAACTGGCATCTCCTTCTTAGCTGGCATCAATACCACACCGTGAAGTAACTTACCTTCTACATCAATCTTCTCTTGTTTGCCCAGACCGACCCTGTCGAGAAGTGTCTGTGCAGCCTTCAGTCGCAACTCTGCCCTAGGGTGTTCACCTACATCATTCATACCTTCGACTACACGATTGATTGCTGTAACCGAGTGTGCTGCAAGTTCTACTTTTGCCTGTTCTATAATTTCATCCTTGAGAGACTGTAATACGTGCTGTCTAGAAGATGGCTTGTAACCAGCCAGCTCTAGTGCCTTTGTAATATTACCACCACACTTGAATAGTTCTGTTAAGAACGATTGCTGTTTTTCGGTTAGCTCTCTGGATTTTTCTTTTAGTAATCCTTGATTCATATTTGTTGCTGTGTTAAGTTGGAAACCAGCATAAACGGTTGCTGTCCCCTGTTCATCCCTGTGTTGTAATTGGTGAGACCTGAACGAAGTTTATGCCTTATTATATAATTATACTGTATATACAGACTTTGTCAAGTTTTTTCTTGACAGGTTGCTCATAGGGGTGTATAATAAAAGGTAAGCCTTTGGGGGAGCATATATATAGGTATACTTATAGACAGCAACGGGGTCTTACTTAGGTACAGCCACGGACAGCAACTGGTTTAAACCCCCATTTTTCCAAAATTATTATCGGCATTGCATACACATGTATAGGTAGCCCCAGTGTCCCACGCATAGGGTAATCGCAGAAAATTAATATTTTTTCTTATTAAAATAACAAAAGCTAATTATTAATTACATTTACAATTATATCTAATTTGTATTTTAAAACGGTAAACTAATCGCCTAGCGTGTGTATTATCCAAACTATGCTGACAATTTTCTGGTTTAATCTAATTAAATTACAATGTTAAACAGCTGGTGGGCGTGTCATTCAACCCAAAGCAAATCCAATATTATCAGTAGTTTATGAATTAAGTAGGTATTTAAGTAAGGCATAAAAAAACCCATCGTTGCAACCTACATACAGCAATGGGCTTTTATTGTTTATTATTTCTTTTTTATCGTGCAACCCTCCTTTATTCTTAATGGTCTTTTCAAATATTCGTTATATCTTAAGGCTGTATCTTTATCTGCAAACAGCAACAGATCCGTTTGTGTGTCTATAAATTGGTTACTTGTTAAGCAATAAGGTTTAACTGTATTACTTGCCTTATCCAATTCATATAACATTACTTTTTTAGCCAATTTATCCTCCTTTATATAATTAATAATATTATAAGTATAACAGCAATTATAATTATACTTACACACAATTTATATACTAAACTTATAAAACTTTCCATTATTCACCTATTAACTTTTGATGGTTATTAATAGGTAAATTATCAGAGTAGATTTTAGTTTTATTATCAAATTGTGATCTTTTAATAAGTTTACCGTCTACGTAGAATCTAAACTCTGCTATATGTTTAGTAAGCATTCGCCTTGTTGTCCTATGCTTAATAAAGTCAAAAGACCATACGGCACTAGACCCAACTTTAATATGAACTATTCCCTCATCTCTTACACCGTATGACTTACTACCATTATATATACAAGCAGTAACATCATTCCAAATTGGATAACTTCTACTCATTTTTCACCTTCCTTTTCTTGAGTCCAATATGTATATAATGCATCAACTTCCTTTTCACTAGCAGTATATATCCACTTATAGTTATTATTATATTGTTTTTCTAATTTAACTATAAAATCTATTTTTTGTTTTTTAGTTTTCATTGGTTCAACCTCCTCTCCTCTTGCTCTAGTTCGTGTGTTAATAATATCTGCGTGAAACTGTCCCACTCGTTTAGACTTTCGTAATCCTCCCAAGTTAGATCCATATTAAGTTCAAAATGGTATCCTTTTTGTTTAGGAAATTTCTTTCTTAATTCCTTAGTAATTGGAAAAGATATTCTAGTCCTTACGTGGTCATCTCCTCCGTGTGGCATACTAAATACAATTTCAAAAAATGTATTCGGCAAGTATTTAAATAGTTCTGGTTCTATTGATTGATTGAAACCAAGATCCCAAGCAAGATTATTGCAAACTTCTAAATGTTTTTTACTTATAAATTTAGGCATTTTTCTTTTTCCTCCCTTGTGTATCTACACTCATTAATTTATTATTATAGTTTAAAGCATCTGAAATATAACAATTAACTTGCCATAGATGAGATTCCATTCTTGTTTTTTCTCCTACAAGATTTCCTCTTAATGCTTTTAAGTCATCTATTAATAACAGTATTGCATTGTCCAACTCATCTTTAGCATTCATTCCTGCAGTTGTATGAATTGGATTGCTCATATTATCGCCTTTTATTTTTTGAGCATTTAGTATTAATTGAGAGAGTTCTCTTATTTGATCTCTTAAGTACATAGTCATTTTGTTTTTTCCTTCCTTTAAAATTGTTAAAATTACTATTGCCGTAAATACTCGCATACAAATGAAAAGAAATCAATAGCATAATTAAAAAAGAAATTAGCATCATTCCAAGTACGGCAACCAGAGTTTGGGCATCTCCGCCCACTATTAACAGTGTAGCGAAGATACTCCAAAAGTGAAAAAATATTGCAAATAGCATTTTTCAGTCTGACAATTTTCCGTCTGACAATTTTTGCTGTCTTTCATAATCGTCTAACTTGTTAGCGTGTTCAATGACTAATTCTCTGAAAAACTCCTCAAGTCTTTCCATACACAAATCGTCAAATGGCATAATCTTTTTCCATTTTCCCTTCCACTCATACATATTATAAAAATCTCTTTTGCTCATAATATCTGGATCGCAAACGTGGTCATAGTCAAATGCATAGACAAAAGGTCTTTCAGTCTTTTTACCAAAGTAATAATACAGATCGTGAATCCTTCTATTCTGTGTACTTTCTAATTTATGTTTTTTACCCATTTTTATTCTCCTATTGATTTTGTATTATCATTTATCATATCTTCATTAGCAATCTTTTCTAACTCTGATTGAATTAAATCTTGCAAATCAAAAGAATATTTATGCTCGTCCAATGGTATCTTACAAATGCCATTCTTTTCAAATTCATTAAGAACAGCATCTGTAATTAGCATAGCAACGTCTAAATTATTCCTTGCCATTATGCCACCATCTGTAGTTCATTCCAATGATCAGAATCCAAGCAAGAACGCACCTTGTTTTCCCTTTCAATTTGTACTGATCCTACATTACTACCATTCCTAGAAGTATACGCTGTGACAGTTTCTCCCTTAGAATTGGTTCTCTCCCAACTGCTGTCTGTGTGTGTACTCCAATGTGTTAATGCATTGTATACTGCGTACAGCGTCCCACCAAGTGACTCTTTTTCCTTGCCATATTGGTACATAAGAAAGTCATTCAGTTTAACATTGATCAACTGTTTTAGTTCTACACCCTCTTCCTTCAGTGCGTCCTTGATAATAGTTGCTGACTCTGATTTACGTTTAGCAATGGTATTTGCAAACAGCATTGCCACTTGCTCGTCAGTTACTTTGGTATCCCTCCAATTGCATAACTTGTCATAGTCCCTATTGTACAAGTCTACTGAGTTAGCAATCTTAGATACAGCACTAGCATAATTGATATTAGAAGTATGCTTTTGTTTACTGTGGTAAAACTTCTCGCCCCCAAATACCAAAGTGTTTAAACATAACTTTCTATACATTCCAGAGAATACTTGAAATGCAAATGATCCGTCTAAACTGTTAAAAGTATCTGATCGCATAGTTACAACGTCCTCATCTGATACTCTTTTAGTATGATTAAGAAAATGGATAGTACGTCTTGCCTTTGCACCTTTATCCCAAAGTTGATCTATAATCTCAATTTGATCTGGATCATAAGCACTACTATTCTTAATAGCATCTGCGTGTCTTTTATAAACGTCTAAGTGTGGTACAATCTTATAAGTTCTGCCGTGTACACCTAAACATTCATTGGTATCTGCTCTGACTACAGCGTGTTTACCGTCAACCCTAGTCATTATATTAGAGTGACCTTCTACATAATCAGTAGCACCATTTTTTCTAAAGTTATAATGCTCAGTAGTTTCAAAAAACAACGGTCTCTTTTCAACTTTGAAATCAAAAAAAGATAGATCGTCTATATTGTTATGCGTGTTAGTGGTGGGATTGATAACTCCCATTACATCATTTGTACTTGTCATATTATTTCCTTCCTAAAATAATTTGGTTAATAACAAATAATGTTATACAGCAAGATCAATAATGCTGTCAAGATAATTTATTACTGTACAGCAAACTTTTCTTTTTTCTCTTCTTTATCTCTCTCGATCTTCCAATGTTTGAAACACAACCACTTATCCCATTGATAGATCACAGCGTTGGCTGTACAGTAATGACAAATTTTAGCTGACAATTTTACCTGACAAATCGCTGACAAATTTATGTCGGTTCTTACGAAAGTATGACAATTCGCTGACAATTTGCTGTACATCCTCTTTTGTAATGTCATGCGTGACAGCAATCAAATGCAACGGTTTACCCTCTTCATAATCATCCATGATAGATGACAATTTTTTTATATTTACATCACCCAATGAACACATCTTTACACCTCAGTCTGTAGATAGTTTCCAAAGCGACATTTCTATATGCTTTTTTCTGCATGTCGAATACAGTTAGATACTTGCTAGGATCGTTGACACTTTTCCCACCTGTCAAATATTTCTGTACACCCAAACGACAAACCATATTTCTTTCAGTGCCGTCCTTCTTTATAAAAGATACAGAGAATATCTTCCCCTTCACCTTTTGCTGTATATACTTACTCTTCTCTTCATTGGTGAGAGAAGCAATGACAACGCCATGACCCCTCCACATATCTAATTCATCTTTTATGCTACTGTCCTTCATTTTTCCTCACTCTCTGTAAATAAGTTTCTAAATCTTGCTGTCCAGAATCACCGTCTACATACTCCGTAGCTGTCGTTCTATTCTCTGGTAACAGCAACCGTAGTTCTATCATATCTTTCTTAATCTTTTCAAGTTGCTCTGTAAGTTCCTTGATTCTTGTATATGCTGTATATAAAGTTTCTTGTAAATCCTTTATAGTCTTCTCATACATCTCGTCTGTCATATCGTAAATATCTCCTCTCTACTAATCTAACAAATAAGTTTCTAAAACTATGATAGTTATCCACTTCTTTTTCATCTTGCCAATTAATATGTATGTCTAATATCTGCGACAAAAAGTGTGGTAGTTCACTATCAACATTGTGAAAATCACTATCGTTCATTTTCATTCTTCACTCCCACACAAGGTTACTTCACCGTCATGTACAAACATGCTGTTTAGCCAATATTTAGATTGTCGATACGATCCTCCTTCTTTAGGCACAACTAATCTAATAGGCAGTTTTTTATCTGGCATCTTCTTCAACATCTCAATTAAAGTTTCTGCATTCATATTAATGATCCTTTCCAAAATAGGATAACTCATTTTCCAATACAGCAATCTTTTCTTTTGCTGTAGCTATCTCTGTTATATGTTTATCAAGTTCTTTAGTAAATTCACTATGCTCTGGTATAGACGTTGGATTGACCATTAGTACATCTATATTAGTTTTAGCATCTAGAATCTTTGCTGTATAGATACTAATAAGGTTCTTTACTATCTGTCTTTGCATAATCCCTTCCTTTCTGTATAGGATATATATGTAAACCCCCCAACCAAATCTGGACGGTGATACATAAGTATCAAATCGACTGATACTAGTCAATATGAAAAAGATACTGTACAGCGTTTATTATTCTTGACCGTGCCTAAGTCTTAGTATATTTAGCTGTACATGATTTATTCAAACAAAGTTTTATATTGCTTATCGTTTATAAGTCTAGTGGTGACAGTTAGGTATGTATCTAGATTAAAAGTGACTATGCTAAATCTGTTACCACGAATAAATAGACTGTACAGCTTGTTAGGTGGGACAGGAAACATACCGTTGACAAAATCAATGATGGGAATCCTATTAACCAAAGCTCTTGCGTATGTCGTTGTAACTTTGGGACTGTACAGTCAAATAACTAAGGAAGGATGACAAATGACAAATACTAAACCAAAACTAGTAAAACTAAAACCAAAAATTAAACCATTGTCTGACAGTGGACAGATACAAT